ATGTGATCCTTGCTAAAGAATGTTACCTTCCCACTCACCGCCCACAGGCGCTGCTTGGCCGTACAGGCAGCGATAATGCCCGTCCAGCGTTCTGAAGCGGAATGGTGGCTCTCGTCCAGGATCAGACAGTCAACCCGGCGAAGCGTAGCCCGAATTTCCTCGGAGTTGGCAAGCCGTTCACTTCCAGAAGCAGAGTCTGCTACGGCCACGTTGATTGGTTGAACGTCGCAATGGCCGTCGCCAATCAAGCCAATCCGCTGCCCGGTCCGCAGCTCCGCGCGTTCTGCCGTCTGATACATTAGGTTCTTGCGCGGGACGATAATGAGGGCGCAAGTGGACTGCCCGGCAGCCTGCAAGCAGAGAATGGCATTTAGGAAAATTTCAGACTTTCCGGAACCGGTTTTGAACTCAAGGCACGCGATTCGGCGCTCCATGATCGCCTTGGCTGCCGCCACCTGCTGCACATCTAGTTCGGCCTCGATCAACAGCTGCTGGAACGGCACTGGCTCTGCCATCGGGCGCTGGTCACATTCGAACATCATGTTGTTGCCCTCGGCGAACGTACGCAGCCTGGACAATAATCCATTCGCCACGGCGAACCCGCTACCGTACGGCTTGCAAAACTTAACGAGTCCGTCCCAGTTCGCCAGTCGCGGGTTGCGCTTCTGCAGCATGCGCAACTGCGGGTGCTGAATGTACAGTGCTGCCTCGATAGCCATACGCTCTACGACACTGCTGGGCGTTACCAAGTAATGTGTGTCGCTGAGAATAGTAGCTAACATTGGCGACGATTAGGTGCCGTACAGTTGCAGTTCCAGCAAAGCAACCGGAATCCAGTCGGATAGTTGTGTCGCCGCAACCAACGACATATAAGTGGGACGGATACGACGGTTCGATGCTCCGCACCGTCTCCGCACGTGTGATCAATCGTCAAAAAGTGCGGGTAAGTTTCAGAGCATAACTCGCACTTGCCTCCGTACGCCACAATTGCCTGCTTCCGCAGTCTGGTGCGAGCATTGCGACAGTGTACCACCAGTTTTTGGCGACGCGACACGTCTGGTATCTCATCCGTGCGCAAGACATCATCAATTGTTACCGTACCAGACCTCCACTCCGCAACCGATGCAATGAGGTCTGGCACACGAGTGACGCCATAGTTGCAGTTAAAGCACAGCACACGAAATCCTGCTGGGTATCCGTGCTGCTGAAGCCACCGTGAAATACGCTGCCCGCCTAGTTGCCTTCGATGCGTTGCACCTCCCCCGTGTTCGTGGTCAATGCACAGCGTATCAACATTGGAGTTGCCGCAACAGGCGCACGCCCCGCCGTATTTGGTAATTGCATCTATCCGCAGCCGTCGTTTGTATCTTACGCCACTGCCGTTTTTATGCAACTTGTTATACTCCATCATGCATGCCGAGCACTGTCGGTGCTTTCGATAAAACTTGTCGTCTTCCTTGTCGATGAGACATTTGCTACATGTTTGCATGGTCATAACTACTTCTCAATAGACATAGATTCGACAACGGAATCTGGTTCCACCAGGTAGTGTGTGTCGCTTAAGATGGTGGCTCGCATGATACTCGGTAACGGTTGTTGATGGAACGCCTGCACAAACCTCGCCCTTGACGGAAGAGTGCTAACATGCTTTCTTTTGGTATGATTAGCAACATCGCGTACCTGGACCTCAGCACACCTCGCAGGCGTCACCATAAGGCGTCTCATATCCAGCTTGCCGACCTGAAGCCGGGGCAGCATTACGCGCATGATCACTCAGGGTATCGGACGCCATTCACGGTGTGGATCGCGCAACTCCGGCAGCGTCTCGGGAAGAATTTTGTTGCTGAGAAGAAGAAGAGCTCCCGTCACACGTACTTTATCTCCGTCGAGGCGACGGCTAAGGCTGCGGCATAATGTCGGGTGTGGGGTGCAACAGCCTCCCCGGCCCCAGCCAGTTGTGCTAGTGTGACAGCACACTTACATTAACCCCATTTGCTAGCTGGTGACGCAACCATAGGCTCACACTGAAGGCAGCAAGAATCGTGTTCCGATGCGGCATCTCCGTCGCTAGAATGGATGTACCAAAGTCATCCATGTACCGCTGCAGCGCAGCCCATGAGCATCCTTGCGCAGGCCGCTCCGGGTTTGGCAGCAAACTCCGCCACCACTCATCAAGCGGGTTATTCGGGCTGCTGCCCCATGCTCCAGTATCACCTATCCGCAAGGTCATTGCGAGGTATATGGAAATGTCGAAAACCGTGTCCGCGCTTGGGTTAATGCCGTGGCGAATTGCTTCATTACCGCGCGCCAGCTTGCCCACCAGATAAAAGTAGCAACCCGCAATGGCCGCTTTATCTGGTGGGCAGTCATGCGTTCCCGCCATCAGTGTTATTTGCCTGCCGATTTCTATCATATCTTCTCCGGCAGCGCCGTACACCATTGCCTTGGGGGCCGTTCGCTTAATGTCTGCTTCCACGGTTGCGCGCACCCACGTTGCATAATCACTTGCCTCGGCAACAGCCTGCTCTGGAGCTGATCCAGCCCGATCTTGAAACACCAGCTGCATAGGCATTGGCACCTCAGCCAGCTGTGCCAGCGTCAGTAGGTACCCGGCACGTAATTCGTCGCCAGGTAACAACTCCCAGACCGGAATCTTAAGCATGTCGGCGACCATCACCTCCAACGTCGCCCCGCGCGAACGATGCCATCCGGGCAGCAGCACGAAGGACTTGACCAAGGCGCATCGGCTAATACACCAGCGCAGATGCTCCTCCCACGGCGCTGCCGGATCAATGCCGGAATGCGATGTTGGGTTGATGGTGTACTGCGTGTTACCAGACAACAGTGCGGAAAGATACCCAGGCGCACCAATCAGCTGCTCGACCCGCAGAAACTCTGCCGCACCGAAGGCTGGCTGATTGGTGCAAGGTCCGCAAATGTACGTTGGAAGTGGTAGTTCGCGCAGTGGGTGCTTCATGCAGACAGGAACGCTAGACTTGACAGGCGTTCCTGAGTGTGTTATTGTTCGACTATGATTACTTTTGGACAGCACAAGTTTCCCAATCTTGCCACTGGCGAACAATGTGCGTGGGAGCCCACCGTACGATTTGTCTGCCTCGACCGGCGAGTGATGATTGCGGCCCGCACACGCGTCGAGGGCAAATGGGCCGCATACTGCAAGAACGTTCCCGGCATGAAGCATGAGGTGGAGGTGGAGGTCGTGCTCGAGCACGGAACCAAGGTTTCAGAGGCTGTGGCGCGCGTGCTGTTCCCAGACTTCGAAGAAGTGCCGTACGCCAAGTAACTCATGATACCAGAACTATCTGCCATCACGCGGCTTGGAGCCGTCATCAAGCTGGAGCAACCTGCAGACGTTGCACATCACCTCGCCATCATCGCAGCCGGATTCGATGTGTTGCGCTCTCGTGGTGACATTAACACTGAGCGCCTAATACTGGCCAAAGAATCCATTAACTTTTTACAAACTGCATTTCCTACAACACATGACCACCACTGAACCAACAACCGGCATCATCCTCCCTGACAACCCAAACCAGGTTTACCGCCTGACCAAGATCACAACCGCCTCCGGACAGGTGCTGCATCAAGGCGGTATCTTCACCCTGATCTTCACCGTCCCCAAAGGCTATGCCCTCTCGGAGGAAGAGGTGCGCATTGCATACGGTGTCACCCCGGCAGACTCGAAGAAGTTCAAACACTTCTCCATGGCGAACAAACAGGATCGCCTCATTCTGAAGCCTGTGGAGGGGGCCGTGGAAAACAAGCATATCCGTCACGGCAAGTGTTATGCTCTCTACGAGAGCTATCATGGGTTTCTGCGCCACCTTGGGGATGATAGCGAACCGATTGCCATGGCACCGGTTAAAACCACCCCGCCGCCGAGTACGGAGCCAACCACTTTCACCCCGTACACCAGCACCGAGAGCGTTGTCGCGATCATGGCGGTCGGCCAGCGCTGGAAAACCAGTATCCGACATGGTACTTCTGATGAGGTTGTGCACATCCGCATTGGCACTATGAGTCCAGGAGGTGCAAACGGCGCTGGCACGTGCACCTGCGAGTACGGAGCCATGGTGCAGGGAGAACTTGCCTGGTGTCCGTCTGATCATCAAGTCACGTACAACGGGTTCGCACTTGTTATCGTGAATGGGAAGGGAGGGATGCTCTCGTGAATGGGAAGGGAGGGATGCTCACAGGAGCCCCGTCGCGAACCCGGAATCGTCGAGGGCCATCGGGGTCCCGGCAAGTAACAACCAACAAAGAAAGAACCAAACATTGTGGGATTAGACATGTACCTCAAGGCTGACTTTTACGTCAGCGGATGCGATCACTCGAAAGACGACGAGAAGGCGAAATACGCAGCCGTCCTGAAGGCTTTCGATCTCTCGCCGACAATCTGTGAATCGACACCATCGCTCACCGTGAGCGCGACGGTCGCCTACTGGCGCAAAGCCAACGCGATCCACAAATGGTTCGTGGACAACGTGCAGGATGGCGTGGATGAATGCCAGCCGTCCGACGTGAGTCGCAAACAACTGGAGGAGCTGGTGCGTCTCTGCAAGGAGGTGGTCTCCGGAAGCGAGCTAGTCCCGGCGAGGGTCCAGAATGGAACGCTCTACACGAAAGGAAAGGTGGAGCGATTGATGGAGGATGGGTTCGCCGTGAAAGACCCAACCGTCGCGATGGAGAAGCTGCCAACAACATCCGGCTTCTTCTTCGGAGGAATCCAGTATGACCACTGGTACTTCGATGATCTGAAGAGCACCATCACTCAGATCGAAACGCTGCTGAATAATCCGAAGTTCGAACGCGCGGATTTCACGTATCGCGCAAGCTGGTAACACAACCCTGAGCCCGGATGGGTCCAAGCCCCTTCCTGCAACCGACCCGGAGAAGTATACTGCATGGATCACAAGGCATAGGAAGAAGACAAGCGCACGGAACGCCCGGATGGGTGTAAGCTAGAACTTCGGCCTCGAGTGGTTACGGCATCCCGCGCTGTCAGTCTGCTTGGGCTGTAGCAGTACCCTCGCGGAACCTCGCGTGATCTTCTTCCAACTCAGCCAGCAGTTCTGGACTGAGCACCCCGCGCGCATCCGTCGTCCGGGTAATAGCGTCATCATCTTCCACTGCGCGTAGCCGCGCAAACTCAGCTTGCATCTCCGGTGAGAGGTCTGCAATAAGCTCACCCACTGAAGCGTACTTCTTGCCGGTCGCCTGCGCCTTCGTACGTGCCACTGGCCGCTTAAGGCCCGGAATGGTGCTGATGGGCCGTTCAATGGGCTTGGCATAGTCCTTTCCCTCGAGGATGAAGATGCACTCGTTTGTTCCGTCCGACCCCTTGCCCTCCCGGTGGCGGTTGACGGTATCCCCAAAGTTGTGGACAGCCACGAAGTCCTCCGGGGCGATGAACTCGGTCACGAAGACCACGTTATTCTGTGACAGCTGCCGCGCGAAGTTCCAGAAGCCGACGCTGTCAAAGGCTGCATTGGTTTGCCCGGTGCGATTGGCATATGGCGGGTCGAGGTAAAAGATACCACCCTTCATGTCGGCATACGCACTATACTCGCAGTGAAACACGTCGCCTGGTCCGACCCCAGCCTGCTTCAGCATGGCTACACGCTTGGCCAGCAGGTTGCGCAGGTTCTTGGCGAAGTCAGTTTTCCCCTTGGGGTCTCGAGCATAGGTAGCGAAGAATTTGCCAGCGAAGGCCATACCGAAACCAACAGCTGCTGTCAACGGATCAGCTGGATCTCGCGCACCCTGCTTCAGCGCCGTGTACATCTCCTCGGTGATCACCTCCGGTGGCAGCCACCCATCAAGACATGCGTGCCACATGTTCACCAGTGCCAGGTTGTTATCACTCAGAACCAACTCCTGTGGTGCGTTGAGCGTGGTGGCGATAGCTGCAACCTGACATGCACTACCCATGGCTCCGCAGAACGGCTCGATGAACGGCTTTCCCTGCCCAAGATAAGGTTTGATGTAGCCCGCAATGATTGGACCTTGCCGGTGCTTTCCGCCGAGGTACCTCATTGATGATCTCCTTTTAAGTGTGTCATACTTGAAGGAATGCTAAACCGAGGAAAGTCCGCAGTCGCAACTTGACATGCGTTTGCCGTTGTGTTATTGTACCAGCATGAAACTCGCCACTATTGAAGTTATTGCCGATCTATCGCCTCACAGCAACGCAGATGCTCTGGAATTCGCCCATGTGCTTGGGTTCAAGTGCATTGTTCGTAAGGAAGACCAATTCCGCGTGGGAGAGAAGGTTATCTTCATTCAGCCGGACACCGTGCTGCCAGATGCGTCATGGGCAGTGGTGTTCAAGGCCAAGTCTTCGCGTGTCAAGGCCATTAAGCTCCGTGGTCAATGGAGCGAGGGAATCATTATGCGCCCTGCGGCCATTACCTGCCCCGCTGGGGAGGTTGGCGATGATGTTTCCGCCACCATCGGAGTGACGAAGTATGACCCGCCGATCCCGCAGGACATGTCGGCCAAGGGGCCGCTACCGTTCGGCATTCCTCAGACTGATGAGGAGCGACACAACAACTACGACAGCCTCCCTTACGGGCAGCTGGTGGACGTGACGCTCAAGGTCGACGGACAGAGCTTCTCTGCGTATCGAATGGGCGAGGAAACAGGCGTGTGCGGACGGACGCTCGAGTACAAGCCGGAGTGTGATAACAAGTTCACCCGAAACTTTGTCAAGATTCGGCACGGGCTGGTGGACGGCCTGTGCTTCCGTGGAGAGCAGTACGGACATGGCATTCAGAAGACTGGGAACAACCCGCACAGCCAACTGCCGGTGGACGTAGCCTTCTTCTCAGTGTGGATTATTGCCGAGCGTCGCTACGCTCGGAAGGGCGAGACACAGTATGCGCATGCGCTTCTACCTATGCTGGGCCTGCCCACGGTGCCGATACTCGAGCGCGACGTGCTGCTCACCCCGGAGCTGATCAGCAAATACGCGGACATGCTCAGCCTGAACGGCAAGCCGTTTGAGGGCGTGGTTATCCAGCACGCTAGCGGGTCATTCAAGGTCATTAACAAGGACTACGATTCGAAGAAATAACTTCATAACCACCCGCCGCCCGCGAACTACACTGGATCGCATTAGGATCATGGACCAGTGGCTGAAAGGGCGGCGGGTGTTTCTTTATTGCATGCAGCGTAAGTATTTAAGTATTTAGATGTCCTATCGATCATCCAATGGAGAGTCTGTGCTGCGCGCGATCAACCAGCTGCTTGAAAAGGACCGAATTCCCGGCGGGAAGGGTGACGGGCTCCGCACCTCAGACGTAAACCAGCAGGAGCTGGCCATGGGCATCAAGGTGGAAATGGAGCACACATCCAGCCGGGCGATAGCTACGGAAATTGCGCTAGACCATTTGTCCGAGGACCCGCATTACTACCGGAGGCTGCGGGGTGCCGGATTAGCTGACGAGCTGAAATGAGCGTCTTTACCGGCGCATGCGCACCAGATGCTCTGCCGTGCCGTCCGTACCCTTCCCTTGGTGATGGCGGACGACGGTATCTCCGAAGTTGTGGACCGACTCGAAGTCGTCGGGAAAGGTGAACTCGGATACAAAGACGACATTCTTCATGGAAAGCTCTCGGGCGAAGTTCCAGAATTGCTCATGGTTAAACGCAAACGTGCTCTGCTTAGTGCGTCCTGCATACGGCGGGTCCAGATAGAACACGGCGTTCTCGGTCCCGGCGTACATTTGAAAATCGCCGTGAATGAGAAAGAGCTGTTCGGTACTGCGGCGTCGAAGTGCAGCAACCTTGCGCATGACTCCGTTCCGGGACTGGAGGCAGTGATCTCCGCGCGTGGTAGTGCGAGCATAAGAGGAAAAGTATGTTGCCGCAAACGAGCACCCGAACCCGCAAAATGCCGTCACCGGGTCCTTAGGGTCCTGACGCGTCTTGATGTCCGCGTACTGCTCGGCGGTCATGCTGGACGGCGGTTCCCATCCGTGCAGGATGGCCTGCTGCCACATCACCATGAGCGGACCGTGCTGGTCGGACAGCGCCATCGGACCGTCGTAGAGCGCGGCCACCCGGCTGGCCGACCCCATGGCTCCGCAAAACGGCTCGATGTAAGCCTCTGCATCGGCCAGGTGCGGCTGAATAATCTCGGCAATACGACGTCCTTGCCGGTGCTTTCCGCCGAGATAGTTCATACCTTTTTGCCTTTGGCCTTTTGCTTCTTCATCATTTCGCGCTTGAGCCATGCAACGCCCGCAATCCACCCGGCTGCATGGCCTTGGAGGCGCTCAACCGTACGCAAGTACTGGCCGTACGCCTTCTGGCCCGGAGTGATCGGCTTCTCGGCCTCCCACTTCTCGCGATGCCTCTGTTCGCTCCGCCAAAAGGCCTTGGTCTGCTTCCCAGCGCGGTCGACGTTCATATCTCCTCGGCCTCCGCCAGTTCTCGAAGCCGCAGCACCTCGCGCAGCCCGTCATCATTGCGCATCTTGACGATGTGTTGCTGCTTCCGCGCAATAGCATCATTCGCGGACAGCAGTATGTCGCCTGTCTCCAACCAGTTGGCAAAGGCGTGAAGTGCTAGCCGCTTCAGTTCTGCGTCGCTTCTCATCACTTCTTCCTCCTCAATAGGTGGTCCAAGCTAGTTATGCTCATGATCGAGTGTAGCCAATGTCATATCTCAAAGAACGATAGCGAATTCAAACGCGGCAGCCGTCAGTGCCGCACCTGCCGGTCCGAGTACGCAAAGCTATGGAAACAAACCAACCAGCTTCATGTCACCAGTTATAATGCTCGACGGCATACGGATGCGCCCGGAAAAATGGCAGCAGCGGCGCGACTGTCTCGAGCTGAACTTAAAAAAGTTGCGATTGCTCGCTACGGCGGCACATGCGTCTGCTGCGCAACAAGTGATGCACGCGTGCTGTGCATAGACCACGTGAATGGCGACGGCCACAAGCATCGCGAGGATATTGGTGCTGGGGGCATTCTGTACTGGCTCAAGGCGCACAATTACCCACCTGCTTTCAGGCTTCTCTGCTTCAACTGCAATATTGGCGTGGAACGTGTACCAGACCTTGTGGCATCGCTTGCGGCATGGAAGTTAAACCCGCGCATCGAGGATGTGTTGCGCATCGAGCTTGTATGTGGCAACAAGCTGGAGAAAGACCGCATTCGCCAGCGCAATGTGAGGGCTACACTTCGACGATCGGTGATTGCGGCTTATGGTGGTTGTTGCGCGCACTGCCTAGAGACATATCCGCACTTTTTAACTGTCGATCACGTGCGTAATGATGGTGCAGCACACCGCATAACAACACCGGGCAGCCGAGAGTTGCTAAAGCTGGTTCAAGGTGCCGGATTTCCGAACACCTTTCAGTTGCTGTGTTGGAACTGCAACTTCCTGAAGTGGCTCAGTACACGTCCGTCTGGTTGCCCGATCCTGAACCAGAATCTCGCCGTGGCTGCCGCCGCCTAGGTGGTGCGTCTTCTTCGGAGTCTTCAAAGTCGGGATCAGACGTGTCGACAGATGTCATCGCCATTCTTTGGTAGTCTATACGACAGTTAATAATGCGATCTCCGGCGTCATTGCGCATGGCAACTGGCGCTATGCGCATCTCGCCACGGAATTTCTCTTCTTCGGTCTGACAGAGGGCAAGCACCATATCTGCGACACCCACTCTTTCAAATGCCTTGGACATGTGGCTCATGCTGATCCGGCGGCGACCCACGGCTTCGCGCGTAGCGCGGCAGGCCGTCCAGCATGCAAGGTTATACTCCTGCGGAGAACACAGGCTGCGCAGGTCTTCGGTAATATCTACGGCCTCGAGGTAGTCCTTCTCCCGCTTCCGAGAGCTCTTCATCAGGTCAAGATAGTCTACGATCAACAGGTCAATCTTGATGCCACGCTGCGACCACATCTGATCCAACCACTGACGGATTGTATCACCGGAGCAGGTCTTCGTCTTGAACTGCTTAATAAAGAGGTCGTTGTCGCCGCAGATGATGTCCATGCGCTTGTGCAGCACGTTGCTGAAGTGCTGCGGGTCCTGCAGCATCTCATCCTTGGTCATCATGCTGCACCGCAGATCGAATCGCGTCCCCACCAGCCGTTCGGACAACTCCAGCGTCACATAAGCCACGTTGCACCCACCAGCCGACTCAGTGAGAGCGTAGTACGCGAAATTCATCATTGTTCCGCTCTTGAAGTGCTTGGGGAGCGCCAGCAGCACCCCGAGTTCACCTCGCTGGATGCCGCCGCCAATGGCCGCATCCAGGTGGGAGAGGCCGGTAGGAATGCGTGGGTTAACCGCCGGGTTGGTCGCCTCCATGATGCGCACGTCCGTGTCCTTCCGCCAGATGTGTCCGACCTCAAAGGTATCCTGTCCAGTCAGCAGGGCCGTACGAAATTTATCTGGTAGCGTTGGATCATACTCTCCGGATATGAGTCCGTCCCGAGCCTCCATGACGGCGTTTCGAAGGGCCACGAACCGCACGAACTCCCGAACCTTGGCTGAAATGTACTCGTGATCTGTAAGCGGGGTCTCCTTCAACTCCTGCAGCTTCTGCAGTAGCGCTCGGCGCTTGCGCAATTCCACCTCACTGCTGCCGTCCGGGTGGCGGAGCCGAATGTACTCAGCCATGACCGCGTCCGTAGGCAGCACCTTCCACTTGCGCCAGTGGTCCTGCACCATGGCTGACAAGGTTCCGGATGTTGCGGTGGTCAGGTACTCAGGCTTCCAGTACCCGTCATGAGCAGCCATGGCTCCGGGGTGCAGCCACAAGTAAGCGACAGCTAGGTCTTGGAACTTATTGTCCCATGGCGTTACAGGCTGATCGGACATGCGTCAAATGTGCAGCGTAACCTGCTTCTTCAGAAAGGCTTTCTTGAAGAAATGTCGCCCTAGCTCCAGTGCACCATTCTCCGGCAGGTGCGTAGCCTCATCTGGGGAAGTTACGAGCGTCACCTTGATGCGCCCAGCAGCCGCGTCGAGGCTGCCTTTCAGATACCTTCCGTCAGGCGTGGAGACGATGTACTGACCGCCGCGCTTCTGCTTCTGCGTCCCATCCAGCAGCGGCTTGAGCGCTTCCAGAAATCGCAAGGTCACGGCTGGCTCGGCCAGCGTCATAGCCTTCTGATATCGCTTGCCTTCTGCTTCAATTTGCGTCCATGTTGGTGGTTTCATATCTTGAGGAACGATTTCTGCTAATGGGCGTCCTTCACCCACTCTTCATCTACACCCCATCGGAAGAGAATGCTTTTCCGCAATAATCCTAGCCATGCTTCCACCGGCTTTGTGCCCGCCCACGCGGCTTGGATATCCTCCTGCCGCAGAAAGACACGGACCCGCGTTCGTCTGGCGATGCCCCGCCGCCGCTCGATGCGGCCCGCGTGATGACGGTCTGCTTGATGTTTGTCAATTACCAGCTTTCGACTATTTTCTTGATGAATGCAGCGTCCAGCCCGGCCAGTATCTGGCAGGTTATACGAATGGTGGTGGATGATACGAGGATGCTCGGCTTGTGCACACTCTTCCAGTGTATGAAACGCGGCTTAGCCTCCAGCCCGATCATAAGCGCAGTTGGTGTCTGTCGGTTTGGCAGTATTACCACCGTCTGCCCGTCTCTATGGATAGAGAATGCAGCGCTACCATTTTCTGAGCCAGATCTTGGCGCAATCTGACAGTGGTTGAGGAGCTTGGCGCTTGGGAACATACCGTCCATCATTCCCCATACCGGTTCGGGGATGGCAGCGCGTTCTGCCTTGGTCATTCCGGCGAGCGTGTTTTGTACGGCGGACTGCATACGATCCATGCTGAGATCCGAGGTAAGTTCAAGGCCAAGTGCAGCTCCGATTAGTGATAGGTCAACGGCAGCGAAGGAATCAGTCATGTGTTGTGGTTGTGGTGTAAAACGGGCTGTCAGGGCAACTGTGATTTGTGCAAACCTCGCCGTACATCACGACGTCGCTCATGCTCTGTCCGCACGTCTGACAGGTTTCCGGCTCCTGCACCATCGTGGTGTGGTCGCCAAGCTGAACTTCTATGATTCTCATACGGCGGCGACGGTGAGAGCATTGCCCGGACGATGCTGTCGCATAGCGTCATAAATATCGGATTTGTGCTTCATCATGAATGATACGGCCTCGGTCCAAAGAATGTCAAAATCCTTGCGTCCTATTTGCAGCTTGTTGCGCACTCCCACCTTCGGGTCCTTGCCATCGTAATGTCCGTAAATGCTGCAAAGCAGGATGCGCTGCACCATGATGTTGGGTGCCTGACTGACGATTGGCATCAAGATGTCGCGCAGGTTCACAGCCCCATCGGCCTCGGCAATGTCCGTGCCGCCGTTATCCTGATCCATTGACGGTGGAGCGGCATTCAGTTCAATGACGGGAGCGCGAAGAATGTCGCCACGGCACCGAGACTTAACGTGCTTCCGGTAGTGTCCCATGCAAGCATTTTTGCAGCTGATGTACAATGCCTTGCGGAACGATGCCGTGGAGCCGTAATAAGATGCATTGCGCTTCAGATTCGGCACAAACTTCTTCAGGACCACGGTTTCGAATAGGTGCTGCTCCATGTCCTTGTCGTCCCATCCGATGCGAGCATAGACGTTGTGGTTGGACGGATAGTACTGACTGACCACGCGCGGCACTACAGCCTTGGAGATTTCGATGATCAGGTTGTACGTGAGCGTGAACTTTTCCTTTTCGTCCCATGAGATCACCTGCGTGCGTGCCGACTCCAGCAGGTATGCAAGGATACCGTCCCCGTTACCCATACGAGATGCAACCATGGCAATGGCCTCCCGCCTGGTGCGTGCCGTCACCTGTTCTCGCCGGGTGTCCCCAGCAGTGGTTTTAAACGTTACCGCATACTTGTAGTACGTCCGGGCTCCGGTGGTATCACCAATGTGCTGGCTGAACGCGGCGTCCACAGCTTGGATGAAGTCGTTTTGATCGCGCACGTCGCGCGTGGCATCGCGCCATGCGCGAATCAGGCCGGTGCAATCTTCGATGTCTGCGTACATGGCGCGCAGATCAGGGTGTTCAAGGTTAATGGTGTTGATCATTTAGAGAGTTGGGGCAGGCAATGTCGATTGGACCGAAGTAACTTCCGGCGTACGCTTTGCACTTGTTCATAATCTGGATGGAACTCCAATGTCAAAGGTGGTGCGGGAACGTTGCATGGCGGAGCGCATCAGGTCGTCCGAGGCCTCATTGGGGTCGCCGTAGTCTAGCTTGCCAGCGTACGCATTGAGGCCACACTCTTCAAGTTCTGAGGCTACTAGTGCCGCTTTACCATAAGCGCCCTTATCTGTTGCATGTTTGGGTCCGTCAAACAACACGCAAATTTCAGAAGGTTCCAATGCAATGATCTTACCCAGTTGGCTTTGCAGCCAATGCTCGTCGGGCTTGGGGTGTCCAACCGAGGTGCCGAGCAGTCCGAGAGCGTAGTGCTGGTCTCCAAACTCCCTGCGAACGAAATCATGGGCAGAAATGCGGTCCAGCCCACCCTCTACAAGCGTCATGCTACCACCGATGACGGCATCATCCACGCCGTACAACCAGTAGGACTTGCCCATCTCCACCTCGTCCTTGTACGGGTTCTTCTTCGGTGGTAGGTCATCCCGGACGGCTCGCGCCTGCCAGTACACTAGCTCATCATCCTCGTAGACGGGGAAGATGCAGTACCCGGCCAATCGCCCCTCTACAGCGTACATGATTCGTGCCTGCAGGATTTGCTCCATGGTCAGGCGCTTGTCGAGCATGTTTTGAATGAACGGGGTGGCGGCGACGTCGTCTTCCTGGATGAACCGGCACCCGCGTGGCAGCTCAATGCGTTGTTGCTTATACTCTGGCGGCTTCTCCAACGCGTCTCGCTCCGCCCAGAACTCGCGCGGGTTGGCTCGGATGACCGAGGCGACATACGGGGTCTCGATGTTGCGCCTGGCCAGCCACTGGTGAATGTTTTTTAAACCGGCTCCGCAGCGCACACAGAATCCGACATTCTTCTTGAAATTCAGGCCGAGGTGACCAGCAGCTGACTTTCCGCTGCCGTCCGCTCCCATTCCTCGGTGAACACAAAACGGGCAGGCAATTTGTACCTCGCCGTTCGGTCCGATGAAGGCTACGCTGAACGTACTGCGTAGCTGCTGGAGGAGCAGGTCGCTAATCATCGGGCTTTCATAATTTGCCGCTGGATGAGAGCACATTCGTTGGCGAGGTAGTCCGCAAGGTCTTCGTCCGCGCAGACGGCGTGCGTGATGCCGTATAGGTTGTTTGGCGCGAGCCGGATCGCGTGGCGTTTCTCACCTTTGTTCTCGGCGATTTGTTGCGCGTAGGCCAGTGCTTCCGCGTCTGTCTTTGGGTATTCGGTGTAGCTCATGGGGTCGAATCTAGTGGGCTGACATGTGGGTACGTTAGCACACCGCCGCAAGCTTGTCAAGTCCTGCCTTTCCACCCGAATACAGAAGCGGCGCACCGTCTCTGATGCGCCGCTTCCTCCCCCGCCCAAGGGGCCAACAGTTGTCTGCGATTACGCGCCGAGCACGTACTCGACGAACAGCGTGGCTTTACCAGCTGTGAGGGCCTCAACCGCCACGGTTGCCGTGATCAAGCGATCTTCAGTGACGCCGATCATGGTGGCAGCGAACAGTGCCGCTACCTCCACCTGCGTGTCATGGGCTGCATCCGCGCCGAGACTTGGAAATCCGGGCTTGCCTGCATGGATTCCGGCGTCGAACATGTTCGTAGCGTCGGAGATGGCGATGGCTGTGAGCAGGTCGCCCGCACTCTCCACCTTGAAGGCGATGGTAGCTGCATCGGTCGCCGAGGTGAACGTAGTGTTGACCTGATAGAAGAACCGCGTGACAACGGCGAGCGCCGGGATGGTGACGCCGAGTGTGTGAGCCGCGATGGTGCGCTTACCGGTGACGGCGGATGGATCGAAGACGGCCTGTGCAAGAAACTTTTCCGCCCCGCCGGAAGCGAGGAATCCAAGATCCTGTAGCGCCTGCCGCGCCGAGCGCGTACTAGCAGGTTGCAGCCCAGGTGTAGTGCCGAATGCTCCGAGCTTGCCCAGAATGGACTGCCCGAGCTTCGTACCATCCTTGGTAGTGCTGATTTTGTTTGCGTTGACTGCCATATGATTGGTGCTTTATGCGAGTTCGAAGTTGCTTGTTGATTCGCCGAGGCGACCTTATTCCGGCCAACTTGCCGCAGAGTAGTCTGCAATTCCGTTGTCGTCGGTCGGCGCGGTGCCGTCCTTGCCGAATCCGGACTTGCCGATCTGCTCGATGGTGATGTTGCCCTGGTACTGCGCACCAGAGTACATGGCATCGAGGCGAAGTGCGCCACTGGACGTGGTGCCGTAGCCGGTGAGCTTGAGGTACTTCTTGGTCGGTGTGAGCGCGACCGTCTGTTGTCCGCCGGGCGCGACCGCGAGATAGGAACCGCCGGAGATGACAGCCCATGCGTCGGCGACGCCACGGTCGTCAGACGCCCAGACTTTGAAGTTCAGGATGCTAGCTGCCTTGGCCCCGGCGGGGATGTTGGCGCGCTCCATGAGCGACTGAACGAGGAGGCTGACTTTGCCGACCTTGGGCTCGACTGCGAGGATGCAAAGGTCTGCGACGTTGGCGACGCCCGAGGGCACCGCGAGTTGTCCGAGTTGGAGTATTCCGGCCATGTTAGTAGTAGTTTAGTGTTTGATCTGCGGTTTGATTGCGAACACGATGTTGATGGCGTCGCGGACCCTCAGCAACTGATACTGACACGTGATCTTGACCCTTTCGGCTAGTTCACGAAGCGCATCCATCGCTGCAAGTCCACCTTCCCGCCACTCCATCTGGTTCAGTGGTTGTACTCGGACCAGCAGCGCATCTTCAGCCTTGTTCCAATGCATGCCCACCACGGAATCCATCAGTCGGATGTCGCTGGTGAGAGCGCCTGTTACTTTGTCTGCGAATGCGTTACGGTCCATTGAAGTAATACGTAACCATTTGTGCGCACACCACAAAGCCCGCCGAAACGTTAGGCGCAGTTTGCCAGCAGACGTTCAACCAACCGCTCCGTCTGCTGCTTCGCAGATGCCACCGTCACCCGGATGTTGTTATCAACCGCCGGTTCCACGTTCCACGACCGGCCACCGAGTTTGGTGGTCTTCAGACCCTTGGCCAGCAGTTGGTAAAACCACGAATATGAACTGGACGCGGGTGTCAGGACGTTTGGCTGCTTGGTTGAAAGCTGAAGCTTATCTGCCATGATGCTCCTGTTCCGCACTCCATCCGCATTGGTTCATCCGGAATAATTGATCCATTTCTTCTGTTTCGGTTAGCACAGTGAAGGTGGATGGTGTCATATGCAGCGTATCGCACGCGTACCGGATACCTACTCGTCGAGTTCGTCCGTATCCGGTGCGACCCCGTCCGGATACACCGGGCGATCCTCCAGTACCCCGGCGTGCTGGTTGGCACAGGTGTCGTCGTAGATTTCCTGCACACGTGCTACAGGAATTTTGAGCCGCCGAGACAGGTCTACCAGCCCGTTTGGTGTGACATCCTCCTTCATGTGCTCATGAATGAGCCTGATGGTGGAAATCTGTCGAACCTGCGTCGGCGATGGGAACTTCACCGTAATTCCAGCCAGTACGGCCATGAGCTTCTGCGTTGCAGCAATGCCAATGGTGTTGACGATGTCCGGCAGGAAGCTGAACTTGTACGCTGCCCGGAGAACGTCGGCTTCCCCGAGCGGACTGTCGTAGTGGTTGAGCACGCACTGCCGGACCGCGCCGAGGGACCAGTCTAGCAGGAACCGTGCATCATCTACCTTGACCGGATACGCCGTGACGATGGTGCGTAGCACCTGTTGGCGCTTATCATTGGCTCGACCACGCAGTATGAGGCCGACGCAATAACGGATGATCTCAATGATGATCGGCTCCTTCCACCTGGCTTCGAGCGCACCAACCTGCTTGCGAATCTCCTCCTTTGTCTCCTTATCAAACCGCTCGTTGTAGTGGCACCCGTCGAACGCATCCAGCGGCGTCTGGTGCGCATGCTCGTAAAGGATACGATCTGACACTCGCTTCTCGGCGGTAATGTACGACAGGGCCGCATTTCTACAACATGCACTTACGTACGAGTACAACGGTTTGGCCCCCGGTGATGGGTCCCAGTTCATGACCCACCCCTTGAAGTGCAGGAACATGTTGTTCCGAATATCAGCAAACGGTGCGGACAGATGAAATTTGTGCGCCCGAATAACCGTGTCGATCAGATTACTGGTGTGTTCAATGATGCGCTGGTACGTTTTTGCAGTCTGGTGCTGCTGGTAGTGTCTGCACAGTGTGGACACGTAATCATTATCGAAGATGTGGTGTTTCTTCTTTTTGGCAGCGTCAATGTCGGCAACAGACTGTTCCGGCACGTCTGGGACGTCCTCGATAGATGGCGTACTTCCGGTAATATGCATAAAGGTTACCCGCAGGATCTGGTGTTCCTGAAGGATGACATCGACAACAGACATAAGGAACGGCAGCATTCATCCAGAGGTTCTAATAGCCCTCGACACAGCTACTCACACCGGGTGGGCTATCAAGCGGCTGGCGTCGGCCACTTCCGGGGCGGCAGACTTCTCCATCCGCACCAAGGCCACCAAAACCATGCACGCGGATCATCCGGGTCGCAGGTTCGCAATGTTCCATAGCTGGCTGAACGATCAGGTATCCGATCTGCTCGGAGCACGTTGCGTCATTGCGTATGAGGCTGTCGTGGGAGGTAGTTCTGCCGGTGGGAAGGTGTCATTGGTGCAGAAGGGGCTGGAGGCCATCCTGCTCATGATAGCTAGTGAACGCGGCATTCCCGTAATTTCTTTCGCACCAGCCACCATCAAAAAATTTGCTACCGGTGACGGAACGCTTAGCAAGGAAAGCAAGGCTATGGTTATTGAGCAGGTTCGCCAGCGGTTTCCGGAGCAGGAGTTCCTGCCACATGCGTGGACCAAGAATGAACCATGGAACTGGAATGATAACCAGTGCGATGCACTTGCCCTGCTGGACTTGGCCTCGGCGGTGCTTGGACAGTCGAAGTCATTGGACCCGGCGGAGCTACTCGACACAGCCCACGAGCTAACCAAGCTCCGTTGGAATGAATACTGGAAGCAGCGCAAGAAGCTGCTCAAGCAGGCAAAGTTAACGAACCAAGGTGTAGCAGTCCAGAAGCTCACCGCTCTTGGCGGCTTCTTGGATGCGGGCCTCAGCCTGCGCAGTGGTCCACTGTCCGATGGCGTCGTAGCCAGCCTCGCTCCATAGCACCAGCTGCTTTAGCATACCCTTACTGGTCATGCAAACGGTTTTCTTAGCCTCGTCATCCACGATGATCGGGGAGATGTTGGTGATGGTGATGACGACAGGTGTTGTGAGTTTCATAGTTTACCAGTGCCAGATTCTGGCGGTGCGAATGATGAAGAATACGCCCTTGGCTGGCGGCAGATTCTCGTGACCGTTTGAAAGCGTGGTGGCATCTGGAAGATTGACGCCCGTATCTACACCCGTATCTCCGAGGCTGTTGCCACCAAACCCTGCAAGGGCTGATCCGCCAAAGACGTAGTTAGATGGCGCACCCGTAGCGTCACCACCGCCTAGACCTATTCCGTAACACTGCTCCATGTGGACGTGCGCCGCAATATCGTTGGTGGTGAGCGTCACTCGACCATTGCCGATGCTATCAGCACAGACAATGGTGCGCGGGCTTGCACCGTCGTTTGGTACGGTTCCAACGCCAATGAGCGTGCGACCAGCAGCATTTGGCGTTACCATGCCGTTCTGCGTCGACCCATCGCATAATAGGTAAAACGGCCCGGCGGAGTCCGTCACTGTAACATCCGATCCACCGTCCAATAGCTTGATGAAGGCCTTGACTGCCGCCGAGTTGGTGGGGTTCGGGGTGCCGCCATAAACGGTTGGGTCGAACGGCAGGATGAGTCCGGGCGGGTGCGGGTGCCTGCGTGTCTTATTGATCAGCATGGCGATGGCCTTCTGCAAGGTATCTCCATCCACCGGCTTCTCTGCAAAGTCACCACCTGTGGCCTCCGTGGAAAACACCGGGAGGGTCGTCGTCTGCCCCATGAAGGCGCGGATCAAGGTTGCCAATCCTTCGGTTGCTAGTTTGTCTGATGTTGCTGGCATGTGTAATACTTAGTTTCAGACCATACGCCAATCGGGGCGGTGTTTATCGAGCCACGACTTGTGAAAGTGGACCCGCCAGACGTACCGCTCACCGACAATGTGAATCGGCACCTCTTCCTTGGGGAGGCGTTTCTTCTGCAGGTTATATCGGATGGCCTGTGGTGACTTGCGCTTTGCCACCAGCTTCATGAACCCAAGGTCCACCGGCTCCCCGTGCTGCATCAGACAGCTCTGCAGAACTTCCATAACGCCCCGGACCGCATCATTCGCCTGCTGGGCCGTAAACCCACTCGCTCGCAGGTGGGTAACGAACGGTTTGAAGTATCCGCGTCGACACTCAGAATGTGGAAGGTCTGCAATGGCGGAACGGCTAAACATTGCAGTAAGAACGCTCGAGCACCTGTCGATTACGTTGATACCGGGGTGGCAGTGGACTTGTCATCTCCACCGACCAGTTTGCTGGCTTCCCATGCCTTTACTGTGGCCGGAAGCCGTTGCGGGTTGGCCGGACCGCTGCCAATAGTACCTGCATTAGTTACTGCCGTGGCCTCGCTGTTCCAATGAAGTTGGGAACCCTCGAATCGTCCCTTGCCTCCGGATATAACGTCAAGGATACCGGTGACGCGAATATCAAGCTTTCCGACCACGTCCAGAATAACGTGCTGTGGCTCCATGTGTAGCATTGACGACCCATCGGTTAAATGAACCACCTGCGCCGCTTGATCCAGCAGCAGGCGTTGACCACCGTACGTGGCAACATCTACCTGCTGGGTTGCATCATTCAGAGATGCATAGTGCCCAGCTGCCGTCCATGCTTGGATCGCTCGTGCTCCAGAGGCATCTGATATGCGAAACTTGGCTCCACTAGGAGCAGCCACCTCGAATACCATTTGTTTATCATCAAATGTTAACCGCCACCCGTAATGCGTGTAAATCTGCACCTGTTCGTCCCGGCGGCTAATTGTGAGGCCGCGTGGCTTAGAGTCATTGATTCGGACGCCCAGCAGCGTTTCCAGGGTAAGCACGCCGACCTCACTGTTCAGCCACGTCGTGTTTTCGAACTGGTCGCCAATGCGGATGCGCTCCAGCCCCTTGCGATCATCCAACAGCATGTGCTTTTGAATAGGCGTGACGATGCCGAAGCAGTTTGGCGCATCATCCGGGTTAACATTCTTGTCGAGGCGGAGGCTGTCGGTGCTGCTGGTACGTTTCTCGCCACCGAACCAGTTCGGCTTCTTGCCAGTGCCGCGCACAGTTTCATCGGTACCCCACCAGCCTCCGCTCCAGACGGGATATTCTGGATCACCGGCTTCGAATTCCACCCACACTGTCGCGTCCAGCGGTGGGATAGCAAACAGCCCACCCTGCTTCCACGATGAGGTTTTAGGAAGTGCCCACGGGAGGTTATCAACCGACACCCCGTCGTGGATGCTTACCACCCGGACACGCAGGCGTCCGCGCCGGGTGGCGTCGGTGCGCTGTTCCACGGTGCCCTTATACAGGCCGTAATACAGGTGCTTTTGCGGGTCGCGCAGCCAGTGCTCCGGACTTTGCTCTGGAGCTCCATCCATGTTATTGGTGCTCGGTAACGGCAGCTCGATAGAATCGCTGCCGCGCGCCAGGCAGGTCGTACGCCGCCCCAACTTCGTAGCCAGAGGCGTAGGAGGATGTAGATGGCAGTAAGATGCGCACAACGCCAACGCTGGGCATCCACGCATCGTCCACGGCGGCCCCGCGACTGGAGCCAATCATAACCGGGCGATAACGCCATATAGACGTCGGTGACGGCACCATTATAGTGGGGACCGAGGTATCTAGCTTCTCCGTAAGCTGGATGGAAATGACGCGATCCAGGCTGCCGACCGATTCAGTCAGCGGGAGGTCAAGGTAGTGCTTCACTCCGGCGGTCCATGTGTGCTCAACCCAGTCACTATACCGAACGATTGGCAATGCCTCAAGGGCGGTGACACGCACCTCCACATCGTCGATGGTAGAAGACAAGCTACCAATAAGGGCAGCGGCGATCGCGGCAGCACCGGCTCGCGTCGTCAGATTGGCACCGGCTGCGCCTTCCACACCACTGATGACGCCACTAAATGGCTTGGTGCCGTCAGTAAGCGTATATCCGGTAAGGTCATGCGTGAGCTCTGCTGCAGAAATGAGCTCATTGATCTTCTGCTCAATTATCTGCGACCGCCAACCAAGATCACCAAAGACGCGGCTAATGGCTTCCAGCGTGCGTGGGTCGGCGGCAGTTAGCCAGCGAACGATGGCGGCGGTGTTCGCTGCCCTGGACGTGTCTGTATCCGGAAGGGTAGTGTCGAGGTTGAGCGGAGCAACTGGCATGCCGATAATTACTTCTTACCGCCAGCAAACTCCTGCCAGTGCCTGTGGGCATTCTCAATGAGTCGCGCGGCGGTGAGTTCGCCAAACCTCGCCAACTCATCTCTCAGCGTGCATCGGCATTGCACCGGATCATCTGCACCAACCGTAACCAACATATCATTATCGGCCATCCATCCCGCCGGGTGGCGGTTTGGGTCGCCCCAAGCGCCAGTCCAGTAGTTGCTGCTTGGAGCCATATGGAACCAACTGCCGGTATCACGCATGGCGTCCATGACCTCCAACACACTATCCCAGTACGCAGTAGTTGCCTGCCCGTGCTCCGGTGGTGCGAAGGCACGCACGCCGTGGCAGATATTGCGCACCCCGGCAGAGGCAAGCATGCGAATGCGCCAGAGTGTATCTTCTTGCGTCAGCGTCTCACCAACATGCGCAAAAACCACAACGCCTTTATTAACCGCCGTGCGCGCCGCGTCACAGACGGATGGTGCGCAGAATTTGTGTTCGTTGCCTACGAAGTCTAACCCGTGTACTGCGGGGTGGTTGAGCAAACCAAGCCGCCACTCCGGTTGCTCGTATCGGAAGGCTAGCACAATCCGGGCGTTTGGCAGCCCGTCCGCAATCTGGCTAAGCACTTCGGACGGCATCATACCAGAATGGGCGTACTTATCTACCGACACCCGCATCCAGCACCCATGCAAGTCCTCGGTTTGCTCGCGCACGGAGGCAATGGCGGCGGCTAGCTTGCTATCATCCCACACCACGCGATCTAGCAGGTTAAACCTGGAGATTAGGCTGAGCAGGGTTTTATGGGCATCGTCCGTTGGAACCAGTTGCGCCTCGGCTTCGGCCAGTGATACATTAGCCAACTCCGCCGCGCATGATGGGCTTATCGCGCCGCTAAAGTGGAGATGGCAGTCGATCATTCCTGGCGCTTGCCTTTTCCCTTGTCCCTATCCCGATCTTCAAACCGCGTCTTGTCCACGCGCCCGTCCCTCGGCAAAACCTGTTCGTCTGGCAGTACAACAACGGCTTTGACGGCTTTGACATCCTCAACCTGCGCAGGTTGTTGAATAATGGGCTCGGCCAGTGATACACCAGCTAACCGTACGATGCTAATGCGTCGTGCCGTGTGATGACGGGTGGCTTCCGGGCCAAGATCTGCCGGTTCGTCCGCAATGTCGACGTGGCCGACACCACTCGTAGTGGAAACAGGAATCGCAATATGCTGCATCTTGCCATCCGTTCCGCGTATGGACATTGGTAGCAGCTGCCGTGTAAGGTTAGTAATACGTCTCATTGACTGGAGGAATGCTAGGCTACCACAAGATGGTTTCGGGCGTCACGCTCTTTGCGCAGTCGACGTTTACGCGCCTTGGCAGCTTCTGCTTCATCTGGAGACATACGCTGCAACGATAACGGCGTACCAAATACGGCTTTACCAATCTCCGGGAGCCAGCCTTTGCGGCGTGCGGTCGTCCACGACCCATCATGGCAGTTCACCTGCCAGTCCGCACGGCTCTTAAACATCTGGGCGCGAGCCTGACATGACTCAGCAGTCCACTTGGCGGGTTTGCGACTGTAGACGCGCTGGGGTCCGAAACACTCGGAACGAATTTTGGCAAGCCATCCACGATCAAAGGCTGCACCGTATGCAAGCTTGTCGCCTTCCACCCACTCGATCATGAGTTTGAATCGGCGGGCGGATGAGAGGCATGTCTCATAAGACCAGCGAGCTAATGCATGCTTGGGCCACCCACGATCTGCGACAATGCGACCAATCCACTTGTGCTTGCAAGCGAAGAAGTACTCCCGGTAAAACCGGGTGGCGAAGTCCTTGCGTGTTTCGCACCGCCGTGCTGCCGCCAATGATCGCTCAAAAGTGTGCGTGAACCGCGACATGCCAAGTGACCCGCCACGCTGTGTGTTCAGCATCCGCCACCCAATGTTCTGCCAGAGGCCGATAATAACCGGTTCGAGTGCTGCTGCTGCAGAAGCCGGAAGACGATCCGAGATGATACAAAGGCGATGGGATACGCCTGCCTTGATTTTCGCTGCCACGGGACCGGCTTTGGTGTGCGCGACGTGGCGCTTGTGCGGTACGCACGTGAGGCCGACATAGGCTGTGTTGTCCTCAAATTCATAACAATACACTTGGTAACCACGCAGGATCGGTCCATCCGGCAAGCCCATATGGGCGGTACAAGCGGGAAGAAGATGCGGTCGTTTCTGATGGACGTGATTGTACGTTCCAGATGCCTGCTTCCACTCGTTGCGCGTCTTGTACTTTTTGGCATCGGCAACAATGCTAGCGTCGGAAAGACGCCAGTGTTTGTTCGGGTCGCACGCAGGAGTCCAACTCGCAAAGTCATCAAGCGCGGTGCCGATATGCTGCAATGCGGCAATAGTGGTGCGCCCAGAGGTGGCGAAACGCCCGTTTCGCACCGTACCGCACGTTACACCGACCGTAGCTTCCACGGCGATTTTAAGGGCCGTCAATTCTGCGTCAGTGCCGCAAATAACCGCCGTTGGGAGCGGTGGGCGACTTTTGCTGCGTAACCAGCATCTCTGAATTTTCATGCTGAATAACTAGCTTATGCACGCTTGCTGCCCACCTACCTATCATGAATGCTAGTCCGATGCACGAGATCGTGGCAACGGTGACTATTGTACGTATGCATGCGGCGGCTCGGACCCTCCACAGGTACGACAACCCAATATCTGCCGTTTTCGACACGGGCACGATTACCTTTCTGCATGCCAAGGTGTTGTTACCGCTCCAGAGGCCCAGCTCTCGAATAAGAACACCATTGGCCTCGTCCGGTAGCAGTATGCACTCGAAGCGAACGATGAACGGCTGCGGAAAGTCGACGGAGTTTATCAGCTTCTTGTAGACCCCGGTTGTGATTTCGATTTCGTTTTCTCCACCTACCAACCCAAGACCAACGTCCGGCTGCGGAGACAGCGTAACATCCGTATACCTTGCCACTTGGTCGCCGGTACCAAAGCTGACCTTAGATATGATCCAGTCGATGACCGGTGTAACATTACTGTACCCGCGCCCGCCGAGCAGGTTGGCAATGATTTGTCTGCCACCGTCCACCACGAGGTTGTCGCCGCAGACGATGTACCCCGGTTCCTCCTTGGATGGGCGCGGCAGGAAGCTACCACCGTTATCCACGAATGGGACGATGGCGGGTGAGCCATCACGGTGGAAGGCGCGAACGAGCACCTCTCCGTGGAGTGGCGGCTTATCAGGCGGAAATGTGTCATCGGCGAGATCCTGAGGCATGCGTTGCATAGTGATAATTAGGGCTTGGGATCAAGTAACTCTGGCAGCAGCCAGTCAAATTCGGTTTTGGCGGCTGGGTTCTCTTTATCAAAGCTGATCCAGCAATGACTCCAAGAACTACGCTTACCATTCACCTTGATGCACGGTGTTAGCACCCGAATGGCGTTGGGGCGCACCCCACCTGCCCCTGTCCATTGGCGGGAGCGGCGCAGCTGCCCCAAGTTCTGCAATGAATATAAAAAGACAACCTTGCGCCGGGCGATTCTGAGAGCCTTGGCTAGAAAGGCATCAAACAGCGCATACGGCGGATTGGTAACGACATTATCAACAGCGTGGTCGTCCGGGTACTCGAGAAAGTTGGCAATTGGGTAACCACCGCCGTAGTCGCGAATGTCTGCGCCAGTGGTAGTGAACCCATGGGTTGCAAACACCTGCAGAATGGCACCGTCCCCGGCGCATGGGTCAAAGATATCTCCTGTGAAACGTTCCACGGCCAACAGCTTGAGCGTGGCTACCGGGTCGGTTGGAAAGAAGTCGTTTGTCTCCTTGAATTCCGTAGACCTTCCGGAAATTTTGGCAAGGCCGGGATATAACATGAGTCAAAGGAATGTAGGCTCAGTATCAGCATCTGCACAGCGTTCTTCCGTGTTATGAGCACACCAAAGAAACCATCCGCGTTTAGCGCTACCGTCACCACGTCTCCCGAATTGCAGAAAGTGGTTGGCTCCGAGCCAATTACGCGAGCCGAGCTTACCAAACGGCTATGGGAGTACATCAAGTCCAAAGGACTGCAGAACCCGGCCAAGAAATCAGAAATCCGCCCTGACGCGGTGCTTGCAGCCGTGTTTGGTAGCGGAGCCGTCGTCGGCATGATGCAGCTCCCCGGTCTCGTGAACAAGCACGTCATCAAGACGCCAGTCGCTTAGTTGACCACGCGAACTGCGCCGGGAGCCCGCGTCCCGGCGCTGTCTTTATTTCTGCTGCACGCCACCACCAACCCACCGGCTGACCGGGGCATCGCCAGGTGCAAAGGTGCGATTGCACGTCTCACACAGGTATCTCGGCACTGGAGCGTTTGCAAAGTGAGGGTCTGGCTGCACCTCCTGGTTGCCACACTGCGGACATGTTGGTGGCTGTTCCTTGGGTCGTGGCTTTTCAGTCATGCAGCAAGGAACGCTAGATGCACCGGTACCCGTGCTTCAGCCGTTTGTACACGCGGCCTTGCCATATCACATCCTGCTTCAGCTCCCACGGCGTTCCGGTGTGCGTGTGCGCGGGTGAATCGTGGCAAGTGCGGCGTGGTGCGGCTCACTTGACCCCTTCAAGCAGGCGCGTAAAGATCATGTCCCGGCTGGCAATCGGGAAGCACTTGATCGCGCACCTAGCTTGCCGTTCAGAGAGCGGTCCATGACGAAGCTGCGATGCCAAAGACCGGAAGAACT